CCTGTTATTTTAATAATGTGTTTGTGAAAAAGTTGTTCCATAATATACTCCTATATATTGTTTTTAAAAATAAATTCAATAGCTCTTTCAGCTTCTTTATTAATTGGTCTTTTTGCGTACCAATTTCCAGTGTTTGCATCGAGATCTCTAATGATATATTCAATTTCTTTAGATGTTATTGGATAACCCTTAGACATTGCATTACCTGCTATTGAAACCATTATCTGATATAGTTTGTAATACCAGCCAGCACCTGATAAAGTTTTGTATTCTTCAATTTGTTTTTTGTTTATAAAAGGGCAGTCTTGATATCCTGTCCATGAAAAGTTAGTGTTATCGAGTTTTGCTTGTCGATGTTGTATAAGACCTTTTTTAATAGCTTCTGGTAACTTATCGAAAAACGATTCATTTGGTACGACGTATCTGTGTTTTTCCATAAGTTTTGCGGGGTCCATGGTAGATCCATCGTGTGAGAATATGAAATTGTAAGATCCTTTATATTTGGCTGGGACGTAATACATTCTGCTGAGGTCTTTTGTTTGGGCATCTGCGATATCTCCTATCTCTTTATTTAATGCGTACCAAAAATGTTTGATTTCATCTTTATTTATAGCTCTTATTAGTGGAAATACTAAACGAAACTTAGGGTGTTCTTCAGTCGAGCTAGCAGTGGAATAACATACGTATTTGTATTCGCTATACACCTCAGAAATATCATCGATACTTCCAATATAATCATCTACATCTACGATTCCAAAACCACCCCAACTAAGAACATTATCGTTTGCACGAGTTGTCTCCGGTACATAAGTTGCTGGAGATATTAATGGTGCTGATTTTTTAGTTGGATATTTAGTACTTTCCGATAACTGATACAATATTTTTTCAAAATCATCAAATGATTTATATGTAATGCTTTTATCAGTTTTGTTATCGTATATACTGTTAAATATCGTTAAACTTACCATGATTCTCTGCGTGTGATGGAGCGGTCCAACCTTCAGGTTTAATTAGGTCTGGAACTCCTAGTGGATTTGGCCTAGTTGGCTTTTGTCCTACTTCTTTGTTCATATTAGCTTCTAGTACAGCATCCCAAGCTTTATAGGGATTAACACCAAATGCATCAAGTGTACCAATAGCAACAACACATAGATCAATTAAACCATCTACTATTTCTTCTGGATCATTATTAGTAACCGCAGCTTTTGTTTCCATTAGTTCTTCTTTTAAAAACTCAACTCTAAACTCAAGAAACTTTTTTAGTTTCTCAGGATTATTTTCAACCCATTGTCTAGTAAGATATTTGCTTTGCATTAAATGAATATCTTCTACCCAATTCTTAGACATTTGTAATAATTCCTTGCTTTTCTGGCACTTGAATTGGACTGCTCATAGCTTTAACTTGATCTACTAGTTCATCTATTGGATCAACAGTAAATAGAATAAAACTATTTGGAATAGTAATACCTTCTGCTGCTTTTGTATAAGCCATAAATGGCATGAAGCCAATTTTACCTTCACCTGCTGGAATCAAAGAATAACCATCTGTAATGGTAATTGATTCTTCATTTTGTGTAACTTTACCGACCACTTCTTCACCAGAAGATAGTCGTACTAATTTATATTCATCTTTCATAAGTATTTTCCTTTGGTACTATTATACCATATTTTATATTAAATGTACAGTGTTTATCCAAAAAACTCATCTAGCGTAGATACCTCTTTTGAAGACCAACCAATCGCATCGAGTATTGGTTCGATAGGATCTAGGAAAGTTTTTTGAAATTGGGTTTCGTGATCAATATATTTATTCAATCCAAACTCCGTTGGAAGATAATCTAGGAAGGATATAACATTTTCCTTTATAGGATTAGGCGTTCTAAGATAAATGAATTTAATCTTTTCGCCATTATTGATTTTGTTATATCGCTTACCTAGCGATAGATCATCGATTAATTTGTTGTAAAGTATTCCGCCACGAGCATGTATTGGAGTGCCTTTTTTGTAAATTGTGTTTCTGTCTTGAAACGATGTAAGATTGGTTATTCCCCTAGGGAACGCAATATTGTTTGGTTCTAGTGTTCTGAAGTATTGTCTGAAATGCTCAATAGATTTTTGTACATCAGATTCAGATGAATGCATAATAACTTTAAATATTTCTTTTAGTGCTTCTCGACATGGTGCTGGTGTAGAAGATTTAATAGCTTCAATGCCCATAATTTTAAGTTTAGGCTCTGCATATCGTACACCTTCATTATCATGCACATTAAGAATATATCTTTTCTTTGCTGTCCAAAGACCACGATCAGCAATTACTTCTCGTCCCATGACCATTTTGTTTTCGATACCACCCATGATACTATATAACTTTTTATATGCTTCTTCAAGAACAGGTTCTAGCTTTTCTCTACAGACTGTGTCTAGAAAATCAATAGGATTACTAGGGTTAACCGCTTTAACTAGGTCGTTTAAGCATACATACACCGAATCGGTGTCGATGGCCAAGACGTAATCTTTTTTCGTTTTGAGCACTTTATTGAGATATGTATTGATAGCTTCTTCAGCCCATCGTATTGTAAGTTGTCCGGAGAGTGTAATTCCTTCGGCAATTCGTTGATCGAAAAATCTGAAGTACTTGTTGCCAAGAGCACCATAAAGAGAATTAAGGAGAATTTTAATAGACATTTGCCTGTTTTCGTTGATTGCAATATCCCTTTCAATTCTGTATACTTCTTGTTTATCATTTTTATCTACCTTCTGTAATTCTTTTTGTGCTTTAATCATAGCCTTTTTAATTTGAACACGTTCTCCATACATCTGTTCAATGATTTTAGGCAAGATGCCCTTTTTATCGATATTAAAATATTGGCCATTTGCACTTACAGCCTTTCCTCTGTTATCTACAATTGTATTGCTTTTAAGAATACTGTCAACATCATAATCAGATAATTCACCAGAGGCTATTGTTTCTGGTGACATATTGTATTGCATAATTAACGATGGATATAGTGAATTTAAATCAAATGATACTACCCAATCATGTATTCCAACTTGTGGATCTTTAACATATCCGCCAGGATACGGTGTTTTTACTTTATCTTCTTGAAATGGAACTGCAATTTTCTGAGTTGAAAGATCCCTGTAAATAATAGAATCCCATATCGCTGTAGTTCCAAATGTATCACCATAGTTAACACCACCGCGATAAGCCATAGTTAGAGCTAGTGTAATAAGACCAAGTTTATCTTCGATCCTATCGACTAATTCAACATCTTTAATATTGTAATCAATAAACTTTTGATGATCGTTTAAGTATAAACTAAATAAACTTGAGTGTTCTTCGTAAGAAAGTTTCTTCTCGCCTAGAACAACATGTGATATATGATTAAGTGAATAGGATTCTTGTGCACCGTATGAGTAACCGAACTTCTTAAATAGTTCCATATAATCAAGTTGAGATATACCAGCAATTTCGTATGCAGTTTGCTTACGAGCCATAATAGTAACATCACGTGAATCAATTAATCCCCAAGGTGATAACTTTTTAACCCAGTCAGAACCTAGTAAATTATTAATTCTGTTTACAAGGTATGGAATATCAAAGAATCTTGAGTTCCAACCAGTAACAACATCTGGGCAATGTGTTGGTGATGACCAATGTGTTATAAAGTCTAGAAGTAGTTGACCTTCAGTATCGCATTTTTTATACACGACACGATTTGTTTGCATAATAGATTGATTTACATCGTAATCTCTTAATGCCCACACGTAATAAGTATTGTCAATATTGTTTTTAATACAGATAGCAGTAACTTCTTTTGAGGCTACATCTGGTTCAGGAAACCCGTCATCTGATGCGACTTCGATATCGATTGTAGTAACGTTAATTGCGTTACGATCAAATTTAATATCTCCTGGAAACTTTTCGTTTATAAACGTAGAAATATAACGGTTGTTTCCGTATATTTTTCTGCCTGAAACTTCTTTGTTTAAACCAATCCAATCTTTAGCATCACGCATAGATTCGAATTGTGTGACTGGTGCAACTGGTGTTCCATCCAATGCTGTCCAATCTGTAGGTTTACTTGTAGCGACGTACAAGGTTGGTTTGTATTTTACTTTTCTGCTTACTCGATTACCGTTTTCGATACCACGATAGAGTAGCATATTGCCATATCGGCCGACATTAGTATAAAAATTCATTCATTCACCTTTGATAATATAGTCTATTATACCATACTTTACTGCATATGTACACATGTAAAATGAAAAAAGTAGGGGGAGATGACTCCCCCGACTAAGCTTAGTCATTAATATGAATTCAATTGTAGATAAATTATGATTGGTGATACTGCAAATATCCCAGCCATGATTAATACTAATTCGAATCCAGTCCTAATGCCATCCTTGTGTTTACGTATGTAACCCATGATTTGACTCCAGTAAATTGTTAAACAATCCACTGAGTTTTCGCTGCTCACCGGAATCTATTCTTGAATAAATTCCTTCTTCTTTGATGCCCCAGCAGACCCGATTTCGATCTTCCTAGGACGCCTCTCTTCTGGAACCTCAACTCTGGCGTTAACCACAAGTATTCCGTTCACTAGATTAGCCCCGTCTATTACGACAAATTCTGAGAGTCGGAAGGACTTCTCAAATTTGCGGGATGATATACCTTTATGTGCATATTCACGTTCATCGTCTTCATTATGTTGACCTTTTATTAAAAGAATACCGTCCTTTACTTCTAATGAAATATCATCATTAGAAAATCCAGCAACTGCAAGTTCGATATTGAAATTATCGTCATCGATTTTCACAACGTTGTGTGGAGGGTAATTATCTTGAGATCTTCCAGCTTGGTGGATTCTTTCAAGTTCGTTTAATATTGGATCAAATCCAATAAAGAGGGAACGCGGCACGTTCATTGCATTTCTTACCATTTTAGTTTCTCCTATTTAAAGCAAGATTAATATATGGACCCGATTATTCGGCATCCACGTTTATTTATACAACTTAGGAAGTTAGTTTGTGTTTCCTATGTTATATTTTGGACATAATTCCCAAAGAGCTTTATCTTTGTGTGGTATCACTTTGATTTGTCTCAAAGGTGCTACGTCCTTAAACAGATTAGGTTCAATCATAGAGACCAACCCCCAATCTGATAACAGCGTTGCAATTGTGTTGCGTCGCTGAACATCGTTTTCTAATAGATTGGATGGTTTTCCATCTAATAGAAATAATTCTTTAAAATGTACAATAAAGTATCTACCCTGCTTATGCAGAATATGACACGATTGATATAGTTTACTTTCTTTGCGAGAAGCCACTCCAATTCTGGTTAATGTTTCTCTTACTTTTAGAAAATCGTCTGGTTCATTGAGTGATACTTCTAGCATCGAACCAGGTGTCCAATCTTGTATTGGGCTGTTATTTAGTTCTTCCACCTTTACTAATCCTTTGATTCAAATCAGCAATTTCGTCATTGCTGAATAATGATAAAACAGATCTAGCTTTTTCATTGCTATATCCATAATATTGTTTAATTACTTCAAGATTTGCTATGTCAGTCTTCTTAGACCATTTAGTAAATCTACTCTTTTTCTTAATAATATTTATAAGAAAATCGAATTGAAGCTTGCTATCTAAATGATGTGATATATTCATTTCATTAGCCATAAGAACAGTATCAGGAAAAAATGATAAACCTCTATTTACCATAAAGGCATTATACTCGTTTTCAGATAAGTCGTCTACGATAATATTCTTTTTAGAATTATTAATTGCTTTTAGATAATCAAAGGGATTACTCATTATGCTTCCTTGTCAATATCCCAAAGTATTCTAACTCCCTTAGAAGTTCTACTTAGAAATATTTTGTAAACTGATTGTTCTTCTCGCCATTCAGCTAACCATGCATGTCCATCTCTTTCGGCATCTACAAAGATTGCATTAGTTATTACGATTGGTATTAATAT